GTCAAAGTAGACCCCCCCACCCCACCTGTCTGTCCGGCATGCAACCTGCTGGCATGGCGAGGCACTCTTGTGGCCTCAAATCGGGTCACCACTCCCGAACGCCTTTCTCCAGGTTGGACCGACCCTCCTTCTGCCTAGCGCACTGCCGGCCCGGGGAATCTCGGGCACTTAGCATTAGGTGGCCTGCGACAATCACACCGACCATTTCAACGTGAGCTCCACCAAGTGGGGGCATGACTCCCCATACGCTCGCCGGCTCCTAAGTTGCTGGGTTGTTTCACTTTCGTCTTACAGGTCAGGCCGAAGCCCTACAGGTGCACATGAACAAGACCGCGGGCACTGGCGCCCGCTCCCCATACAACCTAGTACCCCATTGAACGCCCCAGATTCGCTCCAGCGCTCCCCCACCCCCCTGCGGGTGCATGCATCACGTAGCGCTTACCTGCTGTCCAGGTAATGTTGACAGAACTCCAATCGGCCAGGATAATCCTCGTCCTGCACGGTGCCTAGACCCCGCACATACCCAGAAAAATCAGGCTCCAATCTTTGTTCTAGCGCTATCTGTTGGTCAGGGGAAATACCAAAAGCCCGTTCAAAGGAAACGCGGCTCCCCATCGCAACGTCCACACACTGCACGTCATCGCCTAACCGTGGGACCACTTCATGAAGCGAGTAGTCCAAATAGTCGAGTGGCTCCGAAATGTCCTTATAATGCTTGGTCTTCAACCAAGCCTTATAGAACCATGGCCCCAATATGGGGACGCCCTGGTGTACTATGGATTCAGCCTTGGCAACCAGCTTTAGCCATCTTACACCGAACTTCACGTCACCGAGGTGACGATGGTTCGTAAAGGCGTTAGAGAGAACCTTGCGGTAATCCCTAACCATGCGGAGCTTCCCCCCGATTGACACGGGTTGGCTCTGACCGAAGGTGACGCCCTCTACTTGATCCACCACATTTTCGAGAACGAATTCCTGTGGTGTAAGGCGACTTGAGAGAAGGCCAAATTGTGCCCTCACCAGATCAGCGGTGCCCCTAGGCACGAAGATGACTGCGTTGTCGCCGTCAACTAACATGTCATAGAGTATGTGTTTTCCGTGCTCCCTACGTATGTGGTTTAGGATTGTCTCCACACACGCCACCGTTATGAGCGAATTGCCCAACCCAGTGTTGAAGTCCCCGGAAGCCCTACACCCATCACGCTGATACTTGATCCCGCTGGCAGTCGTGCCCCTAAGGGTCAACTGCTTCTCCAGCAGGCATGCAAGGTTTACATCCCGCGGATAGGCCGCCATATATACCCGGTGCTCATAACTCAAGAGTTCTCG